ATAATTTACGTGTGGTAAATAGGTCAACGAATAGGTCGTTTAAAAGAACCCGCACAGGGAAAATGAGGAGAGTGTAAAATGGCATTACCATTAATAGCAGTAGGAATCTTAGCAAGGCTTCTGTTAAGGGGTGGAATAATAGCGGCTAGAAGATATGCTGCAAAAAATGGCGTAAGAATATCAGCAAATGTTTTAAAAAGCGCTAAACAACTTAATAAAGGAGCTAAACTTTTAACTAAAACAGTTGTTAAAGGTGGAAAGAAATTTAAAGTTAAATATAAGGCAAAAACACCGAAAGGTAAAGCTATAGCTAAAAAAATTGTAAAGAAAGCTAAGGGTAAACCTGTTAAAACAGCCAAAGGAAAACCTGTTAAAACAGCCAAAGGAAAACCTACAAAAATAGCTAAAGGAAAACCAACTAAAGTAGCTAAAGGGAAACCTGTTAAAACAGCTAAATCAAAACCAACTAAAGTAGCTAAAGGTAAACCTACAAAAACAGCTAAAGGTAAACCTACAAAAACAGCCAAAGGTAAGCCCGTTAAAACAGCCAAAGGTAAGCCCGTTAAAACAGTTAAAGGTAAGCCCGTTAAAACTAAACCTTTCTTCACTCCACCAAAAGTATTGGGTGGGGCAGCAGTACTAGGCGGTTTAGGATTATTAATTAGCAAGTATGGTGGAAAGGGAAAATTTGGTGGACATCCTAAAGGAAAGAAACCTGAAAAAATTGTACCTAGACCAAAACCAAAATCTAAAAAGAAAGGCCTAGAGGGTGGTACACGAGAGGGATATAGACCATCTCCGGGATTTATTTCAGTAGATGATGCAAAACAATCCCGTCAATTTGGTCAAACAACCGCCAGACCTTCAGCGACATTTGAAGCCAGAGTAAGAGCTTTAGTGGCACAGAAGGATAAATTGAAAAATGTTGAGGCAGGAGACGGGCGTAGCGAATACCAAGTGCGAATGCACAAGCTGAAAAAAGAAAATAAAAAGGCTTGGAAGAAGTTGTTCACAATTGGTGGTAAGCTGAAATAAAATGCCCATACCCATTCTTCTAACTCTTGTTGGAAGGGTTGCAGTTGTCAAGATTGCCCAATTTGCCATTAGAAAGGGATTACCCCAAGCCATAAAAAAGTTTGGCAAGGAAGCCGTTGAGAAGGCAGGTAAGTGGGCAATAAGGAATCCCAAGGATGTTGGTCTTAAGATAATTACAAAAACAAAGACCATATCAACAAAGGTTAAACCAAAGTTTCATCTTTCAAAATCTGGAAAGGTTGTTAAACGAAAAACCTCAAAGGAAAAAATAATTGGACGTGTCGGGAAGCGTGGAACGGTTGTTAAAAGGCAAGACCATAAGATTGCCAAGGTAAAGAAAACTACATCAACGATTACTCTTGGTGGAAAAACAATTGGAAAAGTCTCTTCAACATCTCAACCTGTTCGTGGTTATAGGCATAAACCAGTAAAGGGTTTAGAATCCAAGATTCGCCACGAAACATTGGGAAATAAAATTTTTAGATTGGGATTTAAAAAAAGATTTAAAGTAAAGGGAAGGAGAATAAAATAATGGCGTTACCGATAATACTAGCTTTTATGGCACGAATGGGTCTTAAGCACGGTGGGGCGAAAGCTATCCAAATGGCCATAAAGAAATATGGCAAGAAAGCTGTTGTAAAAGCGACAAACAAGATGACTTATATCGGAAAGAATGTTGCCAAGAAACCTATTAAAAAAATTAAACTCCCAAAAGGTTTGGTAAAAGCTAAGAAAACCAAGGGAATAAATCCTTATACACTTGCTGACTGGAAACAGGGAATAAAGTATCCTGCAAAAATGTTTAAGAAAAAACCATAATGCTTAGATTTTTAATGTTGGCAGTAATACAGCTTGGTAAAACAAAAGGTTTTTCCAAGTTTATTAATAAATATGGTCAAAAAGCTTTTGATAAAATTCAAAATAAATTAGGGCCTAATACAAAGTTTAGTGTAAAGACTATTAAAAAAACTGTACCTAAAAGTAAACCTGTTAAACATAAAACGGAGTTACAAAGGGTTAAGGAACAGATAGTAAGGGATAAACTTAAACCTAAAATTAAAACACCAAAAGGAAAAATTATAGGAAAAGTAAGAAGAAATTATGGTAAGTGGGAACACGTATATCAAAAACCACCAAAGATAAAATCATTAAAAATGGTTAATTTAAGAAATTATAAACCTAAGTCATCAAAAGAAAAAGAACTATTTAAAAAATTAAGAAAAGAATTAGCAAAAGTTAATAAGAAACCAAAAAAACCATAAAGGGAGAAAAATGTCAGAACTTACAAAAGAGGAATTAAAAGCTTTAAAAGAAGTTCAAAAGAATCTTTTTAAGGGAAAGAAAACAGCACCACGTGATACTATGCTGTATAAGGGCGACCCTATTCTTAATAAGTATTATAAACGGGGTGGGGGATTTGATTTTTCAAATATGACTGAGAAAGATAGAAAATATTTGCAAGAGAAAAGAAAGAAATATCAAATGAAAAATAAAAATTTAAAAAAGCCCGTTTCAACATTAAGGCCATCAAAAGATAAAAAATTTATGGGTCATACAGGTTATTAATAATGCCAACATATCAATATGAAAATACTGAGACGGGAAAGAAATGGACAGAAAATTTACCGATTTGGAAAAGGAATTTTCCTACTCGCCAACGATTTGTCCGTATGGTTGTTTCTGCTCCCAGTCTTTCTACCATATCGGATGTTGGGGGGAAGGAAGACAAGTTACGAGAACAGATTAATACAAAAGTTGAAGCTTCTTATTTAGAGAGAGATAAAAAGGAACAGGCGGGAATACTAAAAGTTCCAGAAGCGACAAAGGAACGAAGAGTTAGGACAAAACAGAAAAGACAATGGATTTAGTATCAACACAAAAGGTAAAGGAATTAACTGACCAACAAAAGTCATTTCTGACAGCTTTGTTTGGAAACGCAAAAGGCAATCCAAAGAAGGCAGGAGAGATAGCGGGATATTCAGAGCATTCCTATCCGAAAGTGATACGGGCGTTAAAGGATGAAATCATTCAACGGGCGGAGGAAGTGATGGCTTCCTATTCTCCAAAGGCGACAATGGGATTGGTTAACGCATTGGATGAGGACGGGAGTACACCCAATGCAAGTATTAGAGTGGAAGCTGCAAAACAAATACTGGATAGAGTAGGTTTAACGAAAAAAGAAAAGGTGGATATCAATGTCAAATCAGTTTCAGGAATCTTTATTCTCCCGCCCAAAGATGGAGAACGAGCAGAAAATTCTACGTAAAAGAGTTGCTCGTGTCATACCATTTGGATACAAGGAATCGGAAAAAGAAAATTATTTAGAACCTATTCAAGAGGAAATTGATGCTCTTGAACAGGCACGAAAATACATAAAAGGCTCATCCTATCGAGAAGTTGCCGATTGGATTTTTAGAAAGACAGGCAGAAGACTGACGGGAATGGGCTTGAGAAAAGTTTTAAACAGACAATGGTAGAGGATATTGCCCCACCAAAATTAAAGAAAGTTGGCAGGAAAAGAGTAGCATCTATTCCTTCAAAGACTCTGACATTAAAGGAAAAATATACCAAGGCAAAGCGTTCAGCAAGACAGATATTAAAATCTGAAAATAGAAAAGTAGAAAAGGCTAGGGAAAAATACACCCTAGCTCAACGAAAAGCAAAAACAAAAAAAGAAAATTTAAAGAACATAGAAAATGCCCTTTCAGGCAAAGAATCACAGATTGTAGAAGAAGATAAGCTTGAACAGCTACCTCCGACAATACAGGATGTTGTAGCGGAAAAAGAAATTATCTTCAAGCCTAACGAAGGCCCTCAAACTGAATTTCTGGCAGCAAGTGAACAGGAAGTTTTTTATGGCGGTGCGAGGGGTGGTGGAAAATCATACGCTATGTTGGTTGACCCGCTTCGCTATTGTCATAAAACCCATCATCGTGCGTTACTCCTCAGACGTTCGATGCCAGAATTAAGGGATTTAATTTCCCACTCTCAACGACTTTATACCCGTGCATTTCCCGGTGCAAAGTGGAGAGAGCAGGAAAAAGAATGGAGGTTTACTTCCGGGGCGAGAATTGAATTTGGTTATGCGGAAAATCTAACGGATGTTTTGCGTTATCAAGGACAATCCTACACGTGGATAGGTATTGATGAACTGCCACAATATCCTACTCCAGAAATTTACAACTTTTTACGTTCCTCCCTAAGAAGTGTAGACCCAGAGATACCTGTGTATATGAGAGCAACAGGAAATCCGGGGAATATTGGCTCAACGTGGGTTAGAGAAATGTTTGTCGAACCTGCTGAATCCAATACGCCCTTTACACTTGAAATTGAAACACCTATTGGTGTTAAAAAAATAACAAGACGGTTCATTCCCGCTAAACTGCAGGATAATCCCTATCTAATGCAAACGGATGACTATATGATTATGCTGTCATCCTTGCCGGAAGTACAAAGAAAACAATTTTTGGAAGGAGATTGGGATGCGTTTGAAGGCTCTGCCTTTCCAGAGTTTAACAGGAATGTACACGTTATCGAACCTTTTGAAATACCTCATAATTGGGTTAAGTTTCGTACTTGTGATTGGGGGTATGCTAGTGCTGCTTGTTGTCTATGGATTGCTATTGATTTTGAAAACTATCTGTATGTCTATAGGGAACTGTATACACAAAAGGTTACAGCCGATTTATTTGCACAAAAAGTTTTAGAACTTGAACACGGAGAACATATAAGATATGGTGTCCTTGATTCGTCCACGTGGGCAAAGCGTGGAGATGCAGGGCCAAGCATAGCCGAGACAATGATTCGAGAAGGATGCAGTTGGAGACCATCAGACAGGTCAC